TTGTTGCTCTGCTGAAACAATGATTATGATTTCTCATGCTGCTACACTCTTAAAACGCCTATGAACACAAGCTCTAAGAATTTGTGATTACTGCGGCATGGAACTTGCAGAGGAGGAAGGCACATATGTGGATGACGAGCTGCTCTGTGATGATTGCGTTGCTGACCATTGCATCACATTCGACCACTGCGGTGAAATCATCTGGACAACAGACTGCGTGATCGACGATAACAGCTTTTTGTGCCAGAGCTGTTTTGATGCACATTATCACCGCTGTGAATCCTGTAACTGCATCATATCGGATTTGGAAACAATTACGCCTTAATTCTGACGACAGCTGACATCTTGAATGCGGTTGGGTTGCGGATGGATACAGAAGCATTGTGTCATATTTGTGAGGAACTGCACAAACAGCAGTGACCGCTACACCGGGAAAGAACTTAGTAACCAATATTTTCAACTACATCTGCTCTGAGTATCGGCACTTAAAGGGTATCAAATGGACAACGGACAAAACTGGAATCCCTTTGAAAATGGATATGGTTGAAACAACCTTTTTAGCCATCGTTGCAAAATGTGGCATCACCGAGCCGAAAATTGCAGTCAATGCACTCTTAGAAGAAGGGTTCATCATACGACCAGAGAAAGGAAGAAAAGAGACAAAACTCAGCATTGATGGCGTACCATGCTATGGATATCGATTTGATCTTGACAAAGTCAATGCGGCATTTGGTCAGATTGACGATGCAGTGTATTCCAACGTAAAGAAATACAAAAACTCTAATCCGTTCAGTGATGCGGTTCTGGATATTGTGAACGATGAGGAGGCTGTAATCCATGCAGGAAATTGCACACGATATGGAGATTGAAAAATTCTACATTGATACGGCGAAAAGCGGACGATTCACAGAAAATCGTCCGGAATACAACCGCATGAAAGAAGAGATTCAGAATGGAACTGTTCAGGCAAAAACCATTGTGGTCAGAGCGTTGGATCGGCTGCACAGAAATGCGGCACACCAGTTGGAAGACCTTACCTTTTTTGAAAAACAGAACATTCGCCTGATTGCAGTTACAGACGGTACAGATACTGCCAGCAAATCGTATAACAAGCTGATTACAACGATCAAGGCAGCAGTCGCAGAAGAATATTCAGAAACGCTTTCTAAAAATACCCGGGCAGCACAACTGGAATCAGCGAAACAATGCCGGCATTTAGGCGGACTTCCGCCGCTGGGTTATCGGGTCAACGAGGTCGGGCTTTATGAAATTGATGAAAACACCGCTCCCATTATTCGGGATATTTTTCAGCTGTATCTAAGGGGAATGGGCTATGACTACATTCAGAAATCGCTGAAGCAAAAGGGATACCAAACTGCTAATGGAAATGACTTTTCCAAGTCGGCAATCAACAGCATTTTGAAAAATCAGAAGTACATGGGTACCTACGTATACGACCGCACAGAATCAAAAGATTCTGAGGGCAGGAGAAATTCTCACAAGGAGAAAGCACAATACATTCAGATTTCCAACGGGATGCCGGCAATCATTTCGGAAAAAGATTTCCAAAAAGCACAAGAAAACATGCGGAAGAATGCAACCAAACAGACCCATAGAACCGGAAGAACTACTATGCATGATATAATAAGAGAAAAGAAATTTAAGTTACTATAATGATATTTTATATTAAGAAGTAATAGAGAAAAATAATTACGCGAAAGTCCCGATTTTCGCATCTATTTGAAGGGTGAAAAAGGGAGATTCGCACCAGAAAATCGGAAGAAAAACAAATAGAGCAGAAAAAAAGGATGAAAAATCTGAAATTTATTGGAAAAAGCACTTGACAAATGCAGCACATTGTGATAAAATAAGAGCATAAAGAAACTGCTTTTGTGCAGATTTCGCTACTACAACCCACGTATATCGTGGGTACTAAAACACCCCTCCGGTATATATTCTGATGCGGTAATGCACTACAACCCACGTATATCGTGGGTACTAAAACACTTTTAGGATCATAGTTATTTGTATTCAGTGTATACACTACAACCCACGTATATCGTGGGTACTAAAACGAACATTGTTCCAAAGAATAATCCTAAAAAGAAAATGACTACAACCCACGTATATCGTGGGTACTAAAACTTTTTAAGCACAAGGTCGTTAAACCGTTTATACTCACTACAACCCACGTGCATCGTGGGTACTAAAACTTTTCGGCTCACGTTTGCTATAAGCATTTTCCAATATTGACTACAATCCACGTGCATCGTGGGTACTAAAACACTAAATTCAAATGTTCCAGCATTAACAATTTTTCTTTACTACAACCCACGTATATCGTGGGTACTAAAACCTTTTTACCAAACATTTTGTCAAAACGGATTCTAACTACAACCCACATATGTTGTGGATGCTCAGAACCAAAAACAAACTGTATTTTTAAAATAGCAATAGAAAAGCGTCACTACTGAAGTGACGCTTTTTTTATTGTGTGAAACTGCATTACATGAAAAATCTCAGTCATTTTTATGGCTGAGATTTTTTTGTAACCTGGAAAAGAAAACGTTGTCGTTTTTAAGAGCAATAAATTTCTATTTTTCTTATCCATCATAGCGAAAAAATAAAAAAATTACGCTATTTTTCGCCAATTTTATTTTTGACAACGTTTTCTTTTATGGACTGAATTGATAAAATACGAGAGAATTTCTCCCACAAAAAAGGCGGATTTCTCACGATATTGGATGGAAAACAACAGCATTTAGACAACGTTCTCTTTCTTTTTCGTTGACGATTTGCGTTTTTGTGGGTATAATCATAAGCACAAGGACAAAACATATTATTCCTATCAAATTAGTAGGATATATGTGAAAGGTTCTTGGAGAAAAAAGAGAGGGTGTGCAGGAAATGAAACGAATCAGCACAACAGGGGCACAAATCAATATTTGTTGCAGCAGGAACATCACAAACCACCATCACATGCAAACAGGAGGGAACACCATGATGAAATGAAAGCAGAATTTACAGAAAATAACAGCTGGAACGGTTGCAGGGGCTTTGTTGGTCGTGGGATTATCTGGATGCGATTCTACAACAGAATCGACATCGCAAGCAAACACAGATGCACAAGGGGAAGCAGTTACAATAAACGTCGCTTATTTTGATAGTTTCGTATGGAGCTATTACATTCAGATTGCACAGAAATACGGAATCTGGGATTCAGTATTTGGAGACGATCCGGTAAATGTTCAGCTTACCAGTTTTTCCAGCGGCCCAGAAGTCAATGAAGCCATTACCGCTGGTGATATTGATATTGTCATCAATGAAGGCGACCAACCATTTTTGTCCGGCGTTGCAAACGGTGTGGATTTAACGATTCTTTCCACGGAATTGCGGCAAGAGAAAACATTAATTCTTGTCGCTGATTCCAATTCTGAGATTCAATCCGCCGCAGACTTGAAGGGAAAAAACATTTCCGTTCCGCTTGGCACTTACGTTCACAAATCGTTGATTGGCGTATTGCAGGATAATGGCATTTCCGTAGATGATGTACAGTTGACCAATATCAGTGCGGCGGGAGATGCGGTGGCAGCGATTGAAAATGGGGATGTAGATGCCTATATCGGTACGATTTTCTCCCTCTATTCTGAAATTCAAGATGGAAAAATCAAGCAAATTGCAGACTTGACCGGAAACGGTGCATACGCTTATCTCATCGTAGCGGTTTACTATGTCCAACCGCTGGAATACTATGAACAGACCTATTCCGTACAGCAAGCACAGCACAAGCAGAAATTTCCGCTTTATGTGCATTTGGATAAATATGCAGAATGAGGAGTGAAGGACTGTGAAAAGACGGAAAAAACAGATTCTGCCAGATAATCGAATCAGTTCTGTTTTAATTGCTCTGATTTTACCGATTTTGTTTTTTGTTTTCTGGGTGCTTGGCAGTCATCAAGCATGGTTTCATTCGTCAATCATTCCAACGCCACATAAAATGTGGGTGCAATTGACCAAAATGCTTTCAGACCGAAGTTTATGGAATGCAATTGTGTTTAGTTTCCGCAGAGTTCTTTTTGGGTATCTGCTCGGTGCAGCATCTGGCGTTTTTCTTGGGATTTTGATTGGACTTTATCGCAGATTAAATCAGTTATTCCTTGTATTGATTGGAATATTACGCCCCATTCCGCCCATTGTGAAATGCTCCCCAAAAGTTAGAACATTGGTATATCAAGACCATCTAACCAAAGGGAGCATTTTCTGATTTTGGCTATAATGAAAAAGTTACTTTAATAATATTTTATATTAAAAAATAATAGATAAAAATAGTTCCGCGAAAGTCCCGATTTTCACATCTATTTGAGGGATGAAAAAGGGGGATTCGCACCAGAAAATCGGAAGAAAAACAAATAGAACAGAAAAAAAGGATGAAAAATCTGAAATTTATTGGAAAAAGCACTTGACAAATGCAGCACATTGTGATAAAATAAGAGCATAAAGAAACTGCTTTTGTGCAGATTTCGCTACTACAACCCACGTGCATCGTGGGTACTAAAACCGGTTCTTCTGCAACCGGCGTCCATCTCATCGCAGAACTACAACCCACGTGCATCGTGGGTACTAAAACGTAGTTGTGTTCTTGCTCATGGTATAAGCCTTCTCACTACAACCCACGTGCATCGTGGGTACTAAAACTAATTTAAACATAAGTATTAATGTTTCCATGTATACTACAACCCACGTGCATCGTGGGTACTAAAACTGCAAAGCAAAATTGCTTCACGAATCCATTTATTTTACTACAACCCACGTGCATCGTGGGTACTAAAACAGTATGAACATCGTTATATGCTCGCTATAAATATTGAAATGAAAAAGTTGTATTTTAAAATGGCAATAAAAAAGCGTCACTGATGAAGTGACGCTTTTCTTTATTAGAGGAACATATGAAAAGAAACATTTGCGAATGGTGAATTCATCCAGTATCACCCTACGACTGTTCCCATGCATGGAAAACATCTGCTGATTACGGAGGCAGTTCGTGGAGAAAGTGGACGATTGTTCGCCCTGCAAGATGGAAAACCTTTCTATTTCATGGAGGAAAAGTATCCTGAATTGGGAAATCTGATGCCACGAGATGTGATTGCACGGGAAGAATGGATGCTGCTTCAGCAGGGGAAACAAGTTTGGCTAGATATGCGACATTTAGACAAAAACATCCAGCAGACCAAACTAAGAGGCGTTTTGAACGATTGCAGTCAATTTTTATCTCTCGATCCGACCAAAAAACCGATTCCGGTTGTACCGGGGATTCACTATTTTATGGGTGGGATTTGGGTTGACCGACAGCATCGTACAACGATGCGTGGATTATATGCATCTGGGGAGTGTGCCTGCCAGTATCACGGAGCAAACCGGCTGGGTGGAAATTCTCTGTTAGGTGCGATATATGGCGGAACAATCGCTGCACAATCTGCTATGGCAGATTCCTTTAAAATCCCGCAAGTAGAAGATACACACATAAGTAAATCGGTTCATGCTGGGAAAGACGGTTGTTATGTCGATGGTATTTTGAACCTGCGTCATGTTCTGCAACATAGCCTCGGCATTGTTCGGGAGGAGCGGACACTTCAAGCCGCATTGGCAGAGCTACAGAATTTGCAGGAACAAATGACTTATGATGCATCTGCATCTGTCTATGAAAACCAGATGTTGCAAAATTGCAATTTGCTGGGACAAGCATTGTTGATGAGTGCTGATGCTTGAAAAGAAAGCCGTGGTGCACATAATCGCAGCGACTTTCCAGAAGAAAATAGCGATTATCAAAAACAAACGGTTGCACGATTTGATGGCAAGGTTATTAATATCACTTTTGAAAGTGCAGGTGAAACAAATGCACATTGAATTGACAGTAAAACGGCAAACTGTACCGGATGAAACATCTTATCTGCAAACGTTTTCCTATGATGGAGATGCAGCCCTTACGATTGCAGATTGGCTGACAGAAGTCAATCGCACAGAAGCGAAAACAAATCGGATTGCATGGGAATGCGGTTGTTTGGAGAAAAAATGCGGAGCTTGTGCCATGCGAATCAATGGGATTCCACGGCTTGCGTGCAGTGTATTTTTAAAAGATGTGGTAAGGCATGGGAAGATTTTACTAGAACCGCTCTCAAAATTTCCATTGGTAAAAGATTTGATTGTAGATAGAAGTTCCATGTTTGAAACGCTAAAGCGGATGCGGATTTGGATGCAGGAAAAAGAGGATTCTTCTTATGCACAGGACTGCAATTTACAGTATCAAGCAGGGCAGTGTTTGCAATGTGGTTGCTGTCTGGAGATTTGCCCGAATTTCCTTGCAGGAGGCGATTTTGCCGGAGCAGCTGCTATGATAGAAGCATACAAAGCCGTAGAACAAAACGAAGCGGATGACCATCGTGCAGAAATGATAGTGGCTTATCGAAAATATTTTTTCTTTGGCTGCGGACAGTCTCTTTCTTGCTGTAATGTTTGTCCAATGGAATTGCCATTGGATGAGATGCAGGTAAGGTTGAATAATTTCTGATATTCATACATATTTTTTAAAATATGTGAATTTATAATAGTAAAACTAATTTAAGCGAGCGGCAAGCGTTGTTTTTTGTTGGCAGTTAAAGTGACTGCGGAAACACATATATTTTTCAGAGCATTAATTGTCGGTCTTATCATAAGCAAAATTAAAGAAATGAAAAAAGATAGAGATTATTTGAGAATATGTGCGTTTACTGTTGGTGAATTTGCTACGGCATCCCTTCATCTGCGTGGCATTGAGAAATTTGCTTGAGATTGAATCGTATGAAGGTGAAAATCCATCCATAAAACGGCTGATAGAAAGCAAGTTTGATTTTTAACTTTTAGGAAAAGGAACCATTATTGAACTCAGGGAGGTAAAATAAAATGGATGATAATGAAAAATATCGTTGCCAAGAAAGTGATGGTGAAGACAGAGAATTCCTAAAAAAACGATATGCCGGAAAAACTGTTGCGGAATTGAATGTAGAATTTGAGAAACTGAAAAAAGAATTTCTTGACGCACATAAAGAACTACAACAGAAATCGAATTCTTAGCTAAAATTCGAATTTTACAAAAAATAGGTTGACTTCTGGCGACAAAAATGGTATTATAAGCTTTGTTTTAATATATAATACATAAAAATAGTTATGCGAAAGTCCCAATTTCTGCATCCATTTGAGGGGTGAAAAAAGGGGATTCGCACCAGAAAATTGGAAGAAAAACAAATAGAGCAGAAAAAAAGGATGAAAAATCTGAAATTTATTGGAAAAAAGCACTTGACAAATGCAGCACATTGTGATAAAATAAGAGCATAAAGAAACTGCTTTTGTGCAGATTTCGCTACTACAACCCACGTGCATCGTGGGTACTAAAACTTTCTTTTACTGCAATTTTCTTAGTCACTTCAAAGACTACAACCCACGTGCATCGTGGGTACTAAAACCTTGTTTTACAGTCTGTACATCATTAGCAATCGTCTACTACAACCCACGTGTATCGTGGGTACTAAAACAATATACAAACCGTATAGGTCGATATCTCCATTCACTACAACCCACGTGCATCGTGGATGTTCAGAATCAAAATAGCAATAAAAAAGTGTCACTTTATCAGTGACGCTTTTTTTAAGATGACGCATAAAAAGAACTTGCTTGCAAATTTGTCGAACTACCATATTCCGTTTTCAGAAATAAAAAAACCGCCCTTGCCAGCTATGCGGTCTGGTAAGGGCGGTTTTCTATCAATATATAAAAAAAGAAGCCGTTTCCTGAGATGATCAACTTCAGGAAACGGCTTTTTTCCACAATTAGTAGGTTGGGAAAAATAAAAAAATTTTCATCCGGTACATCCGGATTGAATGAATTTATTATATCATGTTTTTTCATGATTTGTCAATAGAATGACTTGTCGAATTTTGTCGATGCTCGAAATAGTTTGTTTCAACTGCAACATGAAAAAAACAAATAAGAGTAGATTTTTTCAATAAAAAACAATTTTTATACGAATGCAAAAACATTTTGCAATTATAGAAGGAAAGAATCTTGCACTTTTTGTCGATTTGTGCTATACTAATCTTCCTGTTTCTGATGCAGCGAAAGTCACATTTCACTTTAAAGAAACCATTTCCATTGAAAGTCAACATCAAGTTGCTGTGCTGCATTTTGAAGAAGATGGCGTACAGCAGCCAGATATTACAGACATTGCTGTACAGAACAACAATGAAATGACAGACCTTTCCTTTGATACAGAAGGCTTTTCCGTTTATGCAATGGTAACATGGTCGGAAACATTGGATTTGGATGGACAAAGCTATGCAATTGTCAATATCAATGAGAATTCTACAAAATGGAAACCTGAGATTATCAGTGCTGCTATGATGGATCAAGTGAGTAACCAGACACTAACATCTTCTGTATGTAGCGTTATGCAAATTGGTTCTGAATACTATATCTCCAGCAATGATCAATTTACAGAATGGCATTTTGAAAAATACGAAGATGGATATGCAATCTGGTCAGGAACAGAAGAAAACAAAAATTATATCAATACAGCTTGGACAAAGACAAATGGAGACGGTGGTTTAAAGTTAAGTGATAAACCAGAAACATTTTATTTAGAAAGAGACACAACTGGAAAATATGCTGGGCAAATGCGAATTCGTAATGCAAAGGACTACGCCATTAACTGGTGTGGCGGAGGAAATAAAAACAAACTTTAGTTTGCATTATGGAAAGAAGCACAAAAAGATCGTCCATCTTGCAACGACTATATGATTTTAGCAACTCCCATGCAAACCAATATGCTGTTCTTCGATGTCAATCTTCCAACAATACTGGGGTCACCTGCTCCGGGAAAAGAAGATGGTTGGTTAGAAAAAACACCATCCACACAAACTTATGTCACAAATGTGGACTCTCTAAATGATCAGCCAGATGGCTATACAGAGGGATTGGGAGCAGCTGGAAAGCTATATCAAGAGAAATACGGTGATGATGCAGAAAACCCATATACAAAATTATATCGTTATCATATTATAGATGATTATCAGTTTACCAATCAATCGAACAGTGCACATTATCTATATGATTTTGACTATTACAAGGAAATTCGATTTCTGGGCTGGTCTTATACCGATTTTGGCGGAACAAAACACATCTTTAACGCAAATGCACCAATTACTCGACAAGATAATAGCACCTAATTTAGAAGAGAATCAGGTCAATGAAATCTTGAAAAATGGTTATCAAATTGATTTGACCAGTAAAAATCCAAAACGAGAAATGATATCCGGTTCTCTTGGAGCTCCGCAATTAAGCAAACCGATAACAGATGAAAATGGCAATATCATTTATGTTTATAATACTTATATGACATTGACCACAACGTCAATTAATGGACAATATGATTATCAGAGTTCTTATGATGCTTCCACCAAAACTTATACTTGCATCTGGTCAGTACGGGTATTGAACGGGGAATGTTATGTCATAAAGGAAAAAAATTATGAATATGACATTGGAAATTATAACGTGATTGCTTCTTCAATCATTGACAATCAACCAAACACCCAACGATTTGGAGACACTGCCGGAAGAATGGAAGATACCGAGGAAAAGAAATTTGAAATTACTGGTGGAACGACACAACTTGTTTCGTTTAGTAATATGTATTCTCCAGCAAAAACTGCAACCTTATCAATTTTAAAAACAAATGCTGATACCGGTTTAACGATGAATGGGATTTCTTTTACATTAACTCCGATTGATGAAACAGGAAAAGAACTGCCAGACGGTACTAAAATTCAAATTATCACCAATGAAAATGGGTATGCATCGTTTACAGATTTGAAAATCGGAACACGATATCAATTAACAGAAGATATGACAACCAATTATTTTCAGCCAAATGAAAATATAATGATTGTAGATGTAACAAGAACCGAAAGCAGCGATATCCCAACCATTACCGTAACGGAAACGACTAAGGATGGTACAGTTCATACTTACACTAATTCGGTTGGAAACCCAGTTTTATTGTATTCTGTTCAAAACTCGTTATCGGATTCTACCGGTGTCATTACCAAAGATTTTGAGAATATTCCATCCAGCGAAATTCAAAAAATCTTGAATAATGGTTATCAAATTGTTGTAAAAAAATGGGAACGGAACAATTCTTACAACGCTGACACAAGCAAATGCAGTTCGGGTTTCTTCAGATTATAAGCGGTTAATCTGGTATGTATCCGGATTAGAAGACGGAAAAACATATACTGTAACAGAAGAGCATTACCAAAGTTCTTCACAAAAGTATGCAAATGTTACTGTTACTGCACAGCAGAGTGATTTTATTGTTGCACCTTATTCAATCCCTGTAACTGTAAATGGAACGGGAGAAAATCGAACCGCTTCGCTCTCTATGAAGAAAAGTAATACCCATGAATGGGTGGGCTTCATCAATTCCTATTCTAATACTTATACTTTGAAGCTGCGAAAAGTGGACAGCGTGACAGAAAAGCCGCTGCAAAATGCCGTATTCGCCTTATATGGAAAACACGAAGAAGCAACCGATCCAAGCCGAATCGTCCGTTATACCAAACCAGATGGTAGTATTATTATACTTTACTATATTAAGAATGCTGCTCCAACAGATGCAGATGGATATACAACAATTCAGGGATTGCATTTTTCTGACACAGAAAAATCTTATATTTATGTGTTGCAGGAAACAACTGTTCCGGATGGCTATATGACACCGATTGATATTTCACCGGAGCAGGTGCTGGAAGTTACACCAAGCCAAATTGGAAATGGTACTTACGCACTATCCATGAAAAACACCGCAAAAACAGAATCGTTGACGATTCAAAAATTGGTATCCGAACAACTACAGGAAAAGGATGTTTCCTATTCCATACACTTGAAAATTACCGATACTGTAAATTTTGCTCAAGCAGTGAAAAAATATCCATTCCCCTACGTGATTTTCAATGCGGATGAAACAATTGCAGCCACTGGAATTTTTGAAGAGGGAACAGAAACCGTCATCTCCATAAAAGCAGGACAGACTATAAAGATACAAGCTGTTCCGATTGGATTTACCTATGAATTGACAGAAGAGATTACTGACGCAACTGGAACCGTATTATATAAACCTTGTATCACAACAGCGGATGGTTCTGTCTGAGAACATACAATTACAGGAATCATACAGGAATCCAAAGCACAACAATCAGAAAATTGGATTACCATTAAAAATTATCAGGCTGATGCTGTGCCTGAGCAAAAAGACATCACTGTACAAAAGCAGTGGGATGATTCCATTCAACATCCAGATATAACGGTACTGCTTTATCAGATGCAAACAAATCGAAATACCGGAACATCTACAACGATTTTATATGATACACAAACATTAAACGATGCAAATCAGTGGGCATACACATGGAGCAATGTACCTCGAAGTGATAAAACAAACGATTATAGCTACTATATACAAGAAAAAGCCGTGGATGGCTATGATCCGTCTTATTATACAGACAAGATTCAGTTACTGCTAACAAAATGCGTAGTAGATGACACAGAAGTTTCTGTAGCCCCAGTAGACTGGGAAAAAGCAAGTGTTACGATTTTTAATCGAAAGCGACCGAAATTACCCAAGACTGGTGGTAGAGGTACTATCTGGTATTTGATGAGTGGCTTTCTTCTTTTTCTTTTTGCTGGTTTTGGCATATCAATGCAAATGCGGAAAATTAAATTGTCATAAATAAAAAAATGCTCTCTAACAAAAAATAGAGAGCATTTTTTCATATTTTTTACAGTTATATCAATTTTGAAAATCTAAAATGCTATCATAAAAGAAAGTTGATAAACAATTCAAGAAATCAGATAGAACATATCATGGAAAAAAGGAGATAATTCGTATGGTTTCTACAAGTAAAAACGTAGATGATTCAGAAAATAAGAACGATATCGATGAAACACCTTTCCGCAATGACTTTTCTATGCTTCATTTTTCATCATTACCAACAATAGAAGATGCTACATATGAAGTTGAACATGCCAGACTGGAAGAAAATAACATAGAAGAAACACCGTTTCTGATCACACCAAACCTCACAAAACAGCCAATAGAAGAAAATCCAAAAACTGTTCATGTAGAAAAAAAGAAAGAAAATGCTATGCCATCCACTCCAGAACAATATAACTTGAATATTTCTGTACAAGATTTACCGCTTTCTTTACGTTCCAGAAATGGACTTTGCAGAGGTGGAATCATGACATTAAGACAGTTGCTTCAATATGATAAAGAATCGCTTTTGGGTGTTCGAAATTTAGGAAAGTATTCTATTAAAGAAATTACTGATTTTCTAGCTACCACTTTTCATCATGGAAAAAAGAAGATCAGTGGCGAAAATTTATCAAATCAGCCACTATATACAAAGGAAACATACATCTCAGAAATTGATACCATACCGATTTCTCCCCGTACCGTCAATGCACTTATGCGAGGTGGCGTTGATACAATTGGGAAATTGATGCGTGCTGACAGTGAAAGGATTTTAAGTATCCGCAATCTTGGAAAAAAGTCATTTGAAGAGGCGTTATGTCTCAAAAAACAATTTCCGAAATTACTCATTCAGTCAAACTATACAGAATCCGATTCTTCAGATGACGTGAAAAATACATTTGAAATGATGGTTGCAGCATTTGCATTAACAGATGAAGATGAAATTGAAGAGCTTCGCCTGTATTGTTACCATTTTAATGATCCAGAAGATACGGAACAAGAACGATTGGAAAAGTGGTATCATCTTCCATGTGTGAAATCAGTTGCTACAAGAAAAATTGCGAATGCCTTAAAAGAACATTCTGTTTTTGGGCTGCGGTTGTCTGAACTTCGTGCAATGTTACCTGAAAATTTCCCAGAAGCGTTATTTGAGGAGATTTTAGATCAAGTCGCACAGAAAGATCATGGAAAACGATATGTTCAAAAAAGTGAATCTCTGCATTCTATGCTCGAAAAAGAAAATATTATGAATGCCCCTGAATTTGAAATTTTGAAATCTCGTATGAAAAATAAGACGTTAGAAGAAATTGCAAATCAATACGGCTTAACAAGAGAACGCATTCGACAAAAGCAAGAAAGAGCCCTTCGAAGAATAAGAAAAATAGCAGACTGTTCAAATGTTATGATTACAGAAAATAGATTCCGCCCACTTTTTGAAACGTATGCGTTTCAGGAAAAACTCTTTTGTACCTTAACAGAACAATCTTCCGAGGTCTATCGATTCTTGAAATTCTCGGTAAAAAAGAAAGGAATCGCACCAATCGAAAAGATGTTTCAGGAAGTACAAGTTCCGGGGTGGATGGTTGGAAACTGGGAAAAGTATTGTCGAAAATCTATAGATTCTCAGTATTTATGCATCACAGAAGATGGAAATCGCCTCATTGAAAAAACTAAATACGGAATTATAAGCTATTTGATAGCAAAATATTGTCAGGATGAAATGCTGTTTGATGATTTTGTAAAGTTATATCAAGATTTTATTGTGAATCATGGTTTGGAAGATGACAGCAGACTCTGTATTTCTGAATTTGAAAAACGTTCTCAAGAAAATCAATTGTCTGCCAGAATGGATATTTTTTGGAAGATTGGTAGAAAATTTCGTTATTATGATATTGAGGCACATGACTACACAGAATTACTGGAAACGCTGGATTTGAATCAATATCACAATGTGAAATTGTCTACACTGAAGTTTATCAGAGAATATCCGGAATTGATGCAGCAATATGACATTCGAGATGAATATGAACTTCACAATCTGCTGAAAAAAATTGCAGACAAAATCGATGCTCCAGAACTGCAATTTGGACGAATGCCGCATCTCTACTTTGGAGAATTTGACCAAATCGCTATGATTAAGGCGTATATGTGGAAACTTGCTCCGATTTCAAAGGAAGCCCTTGCAAATGCCATCTCTGAAGATTATGGATTTCGACCAGAAAGTTTGATGGGACTTTTTGGCTGTATTGACTTGTACGAAAAAGATGGCGTGTACATAGTTGACCACAAGGCAATGACAGAGGAGCAAATAAAAATCTTATCCGAAAACTTGCCGGATGATTTCTATTACTTCGATGAGATCGAACAGAAATTTGCAACGTTGTTTCCAGATGCAGAAATTGAATTGGTGAACGGATTCAATTTAAAACGGCTTGGGTTTGTTTTAAATACTACTTATGCAGTTAAGAACTATCCGAGCAGTTCGTCCTATTTTCATGCACTGTTAACGAAAAACGACATCACTGATATTTCTGCAATGCGGAAACGATTTTACAAAATTATTATGTTTTCCAGCATTTTATATGAGTTAAAAAGAAATTATACCATCATTGAATTCGAGAAAAATAAATATGTTTCTATCGCAAGGCTGGAAAGTCTGGGATTTGACAGAACAAAATTAAAGCAATATTGTGATGAAGTGTATGCATATGCCCAAAATATAGATTTCTTTACGATTGAAAGCCTTTCCAAACAGGGATTTACTGCTGATTTAGAAAGCCTTGGTTTTGAACCTTGGTTCTATAGTTCTATTTTAAGAGAAGATCATCGTTTTTCCCATAGAAAAATGGGAGGGACTGTTTTGTTTCATGCAGCTGGTCAAGAAGCATCCATACGGAATCTGGTTTTTTCTATTTTGGAACAGGAAAGCAGTGTGGATGTAGACCGGCTGATTGCTCAGCTCAAAGAAGACTATCACATTCAATTAGACCGATGGGATATAATTCCACGCATTCAAAATACAGAATTATATTTTGATAACATCATGGATAAAATCTATCGTAACTATCACACTTATTATGAAGAACTGTTGAGTATCGACGAGGAGGATGAATATGAATTTATTGGATGAACAGTATCGTGAGTTTGTGCAACCTACAACCCTCACAAAAAAGCTGACTTTAAATGGAGAAACAAAAGCCTACCCAATCTATCGTGTTCGGTTAGAGTTGTTATATTATAATGAACAAAATGACCGAATTGCAACTTGGATCAGCCAGTATAAAAGCGAACATGGTGGATTTCAAGATTTGTCACAGGAAGCGTACAATGCAGTGATTGAAGATTTTATCATCAAAAGCAATCCTGCTTCCATTGAGAAAACAAAGAATAATATTAAAGCTGTCAACCAAAGAGAACCGGGTGTAATTCTGTCAGATGGAAGAATCGTGGATGGAAACCGACGGTTTACTTGTCTGCGAAAACTTGCTGAAGAAGATCCTAATTTTTGCTGGTTTGAAACAATCATTCTCAATATCCGCTGTAGATTGACAAGGGAAATACAAAAAAGGTTTAAAACGATTGAAAAGGCTGGAATAAGATAAAAAGGTGCGAAAAGTGCCGAAAATACGCTGTTTTTCAGATTGAATCCGGCGGAAAAATAAAAATGAACAAAAAAAGATGTGTCAAAAAAATCGCTCTGATTTTGAGGAAAAATCCTCGGATCAGGGCGATTTTATTTTTTTGACCGGGAACTGTTTAAAAGCGTTTAAATAGCGTTTTAAGAAATCGAAAAACCGTTTAAACCACGTAAAATCGGCATTTTTCGCTTTTCAGTTTAAAACGGTCTTTAAACGGTTCTTAAAAATTGCATCCGAAAAGTCATGAAAATAGGATAGGAACATGGGAACTAAATCGCATTGGGATAGGAACTAGTTCCCATCCCCCTTCTCATTTTTCATTTTGAGTTTTTCTGATAATCTTCCTCGAAGTCATAAATCATAGAAAGAAGTTTGGTTCGTTCTTTTAATGGAAGCCCATTCAGTATTCGAGTAATTTCCTGTACTGTTTCATCTTCCTGCTGTGAATGAGTTTCCTGTGATCTGATGTTCACAGTACTGGTGGAATGATCACCTGTAGTAATTGCCAATTGAGAGATATTTGATTCTTTTCTATTTTCTCCAGTAAGAAGATAGTCAATAGATACGCCAAAATAATTAGAGATGATCATTAGATTTTCAGCACTTGGAAGTTTTTCGCCTTTTTTCCAGTATCCAATGAGTCGATCAGAAATACCAGTATCTTTACTCATTTTATAAGCGGAAATTGATTTAGATTCCATCAAGTTGTTTAGAATTTGTGCAAGTTGCATAACTATGTCCTCCGAATTTTATCGAACTTTTTAGCGTTATTTCTATTGACTACCGCTAAAAATAGCGGTATAATATACATATACACAACGCCGAGGGCAGAAAAAGCCCTATGATAATTGTATCACAAAGGGCTGTGTAAGTAAATAGAAAAGGAGGAAAAAAGCATGAATGCAAAGAAAATCATTGCCATCACAGCTGTTTCATTGGTTATTCTTGCCGAAACTGGCGTACTGCAAGTAGCCACTGAAAAACTGGAAGTATTCAGAAAGCGGCTGCAAGAAAAGTATGCTGCCAAAGAGCAGGAACTTGCACAGAAGATGAATGAACAGAAAAGTCAGCCTGTAAAAGTGCCAATCACTATTGGAGATATGACATTAGGAGACCTTGCTGTTCCTTTGGAACAGCCTACCAAACGTCCGTATGTGGATGCTGATTGATGGAGTGACCATATGAGCAAAAAAGATTTTATTCTTTGTTGTATTGGCTTTATCTGTGCGAGTGTTGGATTACTTCTGTACATGGCATACAAAATGATTTTCCTATTGGGATGACCGGAACGATGTGGCAGCATCGTAGCCATTGACAAACACCTCATTCTTTGCCTTTATACGAAACACGCTTTGCGGTGAGCGGATCACCGCATAATTGGGATGCGTCTGAGTGACCAGCTGAGATAAGAAGCCTCTGGACAATGCACGGTGCAACTCCGTGACAGCTGTCTCCGACAGGAAGCTTGTCTAATCGTTTTCCTCTGTCTTGCTGTGCGGTGCAATTCCGCAGAATCCCACCAAAAAAAGAAAAAAAGGAGGCGATGCCGTGCAGACCGTCTTACTGCTGATTTTCGGCACTGCGGCAATCATCAGCGAATTTGCTTTTCGCATACACAATTACAGGCTGGACAGACAGCTGGAACAACAAGGAGGAATCTATGATGAAACAATCTACAGGAATCGGCATTTTGATTCGTAACCGGAGAAAGGAACTGGGCATGAACCAGGCAGAGCTGTCCAAACGCAGCACGCTCTCACAGGCACATGTCAGCAGAATTGAAGCAGGTATTTCCTACCCGTCCGTGTTTACCATTTTGAAACTGGCAAAGGGTTTGCAGCTGCCGCCGGAAGCCCTGATTGCCGCAGCAGAACCCCATGAGAAAGCAGGTGCATAAGATGAAAAAAATAAAAATCGGCTCTGTCATCGGCGGACATATCGTATACAGTCTGCATGCCAGTGGCATCTGTCTGGCAAGACCAATTGCACCGGATGGAGAATATGCAGTATGGCATATTGACTGCGATGGCAGAGGCGTTTGGGGCGGCACATACTTTCCAAGCCAGGAAGAGGCGGAACAATTCTATGCAGACTGGTGTTTCCCATCGCTGAATTTGAACTGTCCGACGGCAGAATGTCTGTAAGCCGAAACGGTGGACTTGTTCCGCCGTCTGCCGGAGATGGTCTACCGGCACTGATGAGGCAGACCGGAAAAGAGGTGTTTTAGATGCAGTTAGAGGAATGTATGGGCTGGACACTGCAAATGGTTACAAAAACCGTTGCTGCAATGGCACAGACGGTTTTCTGTGCAGACTTGCAAGACAACATCGAATTGCAGAGCAGACTGATGCAGAGCGTGCTGGAGGCAGAAGCAGAAACTGCTGCCTTTATTGAGCAGTTCGGCTTGCAGGAACTGAATCTTGCAGCCGTCCGCACCTGTAAATTGCAGTTTTTGGAATGGAATCAGAAATTGTTGCTGCAAATACAAAAAATCCAGTCATACGGCTACCATCTTGAGGAGATTGAACAAGCCGTACAACTGGAGATCCTCACGCTTAGCAAAGAATTACCATTGCTAAAGTGACGGATATAGTATAGCAGAAACAGCAGGTTTTGTCAAGTGTTTTGGCAGATTTTTTCTGCTGGAAAGGAGGAATCTTTTGGATTACTTATCAGTAAAAGAGCTGGCTGAACTGAAAGGCTGCTCTGAACGATATATAAAACGAATTTGCAGTACTGGAAAGATTTTTGCAGAACAGCAAGAACATCCACAGAATCATAAAATGTGTTACATGATTCCCATCACAGCACTGCCGGAAGAATTGCAGCTGAAATACTATCAGCGAAAGCGTGCGGAAAATGGTGTGATGCCAGAACCAGCTGCCCCTAAGAAACAGAAAGCCAAACGGCTTCTGACGTTTGAAAACTGCACCGCAGATCAGCGAAAATCGATCAACCTCTGGACGGCGATTTTGCAGGACTGGCAGGGGCAGCGGGAGCAGTACCAGAAAAAGACGGAATTTGATCACCTGTATGTGGCAAAATGCCAGCTGGAACATCCGGAGCTGCAAATCTCGACTGACATTCTGTACCGGAAATGGTCAGCCTACAAAGAAAACGACTTTGCCGGGCTGCTGGGACTGCGGGGTGCCTGGAACAGAGGCAGCAGTACCATCCCGAAACCCGTCTGGGAAGCATTTTTGTGGTATTACTTAGAAGAAAACAAACCGCCGCTGAGCAGGTGCTATCAATCCACCCTGCACTGGACGGAGCTGTTTTACCCGGAACTGCTGGGAGAAATCCCATCGGAACGGAGTTTCCGGCGGCATGTAGAAAATGACATTGCAAAGGCAGTTAAGGAACTGACCCGAAACGGAAACAAGGCGTTCGCCGACCGCTGCATGCCATACATTATGCGAATGTATGACGACTTGAAGCCCAATGATGTCTGGATTGCAGACAATCACACGCTGGACATCCAAACAGTGGACAGCAGCGGAGAGCGACACCGGCTGTATCTGACTGCTTTTCAGGACGCAAAATCTGGCGTAATTGTGGGATGGAACATCACAGAAACAGTCGATTCCCAGTCTACGATTCTTGCCCTGCGGCATGGCATCCTGCGGTTCGGAATCCCGAAAGCAGTCTATTTCGACAACGGACATGAATTTACAACCTTTGACTTAGGTGGAAAAGGCAACCGTAAACGAAAAAGCGATGCAGAAAAGAACAGCCCGACCACGATTTTAAACCGGCTGCAAATTGAGGTGCATAATGCGATTGTGTGCAATGCCAAGGCAAAGCCGATTGAACGGACATTCCGCACAGTAAAAGAACATTTTTCCAGAGCAACTGCCGGATTCTGCGGTGGCAATGTGCTGGAGAAACCGGAAAGCCTGAAAAAACGCATCAAAGCCGGCAAGCTGCCAAAGGACTTTGCAATTCGGGAAGCATTGGCGGACTGGATTGATGGAGATTACAACCTGCAGCCCTATGGTGGCGTGGAATCCCAGTATCGGACAATGAGCCGTCTGGATGTTTGGAATCAGGAAATTGAATCCATCCGAAAAGCCAATGCAGCAGACTTGAATTTGATGCTGATGCGGTCAACCCGGCTGCAAAAAATCAAACGAAACGGCGTATATGTGGTTTATGGCGGCGAACGGATTTGGTACCGGCATCCGGAACAGACCATTTTGCACTTGGATGAATCGGTCTATGTTCGGTATGACCCGGCAGATTTGAAAACCGTCCGGCTCTATGATGAACAAGACCGATATTTGTATACCTGGAGCCTTGCAGATACCCTGCTGGTATCGTATTTGGAAACAGAACAGCAGCAGATTGCCGATGCCCAGGCAGTTGCCCACCACAGCCGGAAATTTATCCGCAGTGTTGCAAAGGGTTTGACTGCCAGCCTGACACCGGAACAGCGGATCACCATGCTGGATATGACTGTCCGAAATGCACAGACAGCCAAAGCGGAACAATTTCACATCGACATGCCAAAGAATATTGTGCCGGTTCGGGTGGAAGAACCGCTGGAGCCAGCAGTGGCAGTCGGAGCAGAAAATCAAACGGTGGTCGTCAACTTGAAACGCATTCAGAAAAACTCGCAAAAACGGAGGTAACGTATGGAATATACAGAACAGCAGCAGGCATTGCTGCAAAAAGTCACCGCTCTACAGCAGGAAAAACAATTGAGCCAGAATGCCCTTGGAAAATTGCTGGGAATTTCCGGCACGGCATTATCCCAGCTGCGAAACGGCAAATATCAGGCTGATCCACAGCGGATGTTTGACATCCTGGAATCCTATTTTGGTGTAAAAGAACAGACCGAACTGACTTACCGGGAAGTTCCTTATGCAGATACCAGCATTTCCGAAGAAATTTATGATGTCATCAGTGTGTGCCAGATCAAAGGTGGTCTGGCAGTTGCTGCCGGAGATGCCGGCATCGGAAAGACTAAGGCAGCCCGGCATTATGTGGCTCTGCACCCGGAAAACAGCATTTTAATGACCATGAATCCCTGTTTAATCAACATTAAAGCAGTTTTAAATTTGCTGGCAGACAAGCTGAACCTGTCACCAGGACGCTCCAAAGATGCCCTGTGGTATGCCATCGTGCAAAAGCTGAAAGATGGCATGGTGCTGATTTTTGACGAAGCCCAGCATCTGAATCTAAAAACCATTGAGGTGCTACGGAGTTTTTCGGATTATTTCAATGACCGGGGGCAGACACTTGGAATTTGTTTCATCGGAAATCTGGATACGGTCACAAAAATGGGCAGCCAGAAAGCAGAATTTGCCCAGATTTCCAACCGCACAAAACAGCGGAAAACATACCTGCGGTCACAGATTCAGCGTTCCGACATTGAAAAACTATTCCCGATTCTGGTGCAGGAGAACAAAGAACTGGAACTGGATTTTTTGCTTCAGACTGCCCGAACACCGCAGGCACTGCGAGGGGCTATCAACCTGTTTTCCAATGCCTATGACAACGAGGACTACAGCTATGCCGGACTGGTCGCCATGGCAAAGTTCATGGAACTGGAGGTCTAAAATGAAGAATGGAAAAAAGCCCACCAAATCCCAGAAGCAACTTTTGCAGCAGTTTGGATTTCAGGCAGAAGATTGGCTGATTGTAAAAAATACCAGCACGGAATTGCTGATACAGCACCGATACACCGGACGCACCAGACACGTTCCGAAACAATTCCAAAATTGAGAGGGGCTGCCCCCTCTCTCCTAATGCAGCCGATGGCGGTGGCAAGCCCGCAGACAATGCAGAGCCGGAATCAAATCATGGAGGAATTGCAAATGAAAAAAAGTTTAACAAGTAAGCAGCAATTGGATATGCTGACTGCTGTTCAGCAGATTCGGGAGCTGGAAACGGCAAAGCGGGAAATCCTGCATGCCATTGCAGAACAGCAGGAACGCATCAAAACATTGATGACGGACAAGCAGCTGGAAGAACTGGAACTGGACGAATATGTTGTTCGGTATGTGTCTGTGACATCTAAACGGTTCAACACGTCCGCCTTCAAGAAAACGCATGCAGATTTGTATGAACAGTACACGGAAACCGTTTCCAGCAAACGATTTTCCATTTCTTAAGGAGAAAAGCGATGACAAAAGAAGAATGGAAACATGTAGAAGAAAAGCTGAACTCGGCATTCGGGAGAGTTGACCTGCTGGTAGATGGCTATGCAATCACCATCCGGAAAGAACCCTGCGATAAGATGCGGCTCGGATTGACCGTTTATGTAGATGGAACCATCAAAGGAGAATGGGTTGTACAGGACTGCGAAATTCGCAGGAAGTTCTATTACTGCAGTGAACGGTCGCTGCTGACAGCAAAAGAACGGAAAAAGCTGCAAAAGGAACGGAAAGCAGTTCGGGAAGCCGTGCTTGCAAGAGCGTCTTATCAGGTATTCTCACCGGTTTTCTATTCCTTCCGCACGCTGAAAAGCCATTTTCTCAAACAGAATACATCCATTGAACTTTGCAAGGAGGAATCGGTATGAGAACGACCGAAACAACCGGCAATCCATTTTTCGACCGTTTTTGGGCAGCCTATCCGAAGAAGGTCGGGAAAGAAAAAGCACGCCGGGCATTTGAAAAAGTGCATCCGACAGAAGACCAGCTTGTTCGGATGCTGGAAGCCATCACGGAACAAAGCCGTGTCTATTCCTGGAGCAAGGCGACCTGGAAATACATTCCACACCCTGCGACCTGGTTAAATCAAAAACGATGGGAGGATGAAGTCGTTGGAGAAACTGTCGTTTCCGAAGATGGCTGCTACGGGGCTGACGTATTCTGACCTGATGCAACTGCGTGTAAAGCAGTACAATGCCCAGCCAGGTACATTGACCGGGTATCATTGCAACATTTGCAACGACAAGGGTTTGCTGGCAGATACAGACGGAGAACGGGAATGGATGACCCCCTGCACCTGCATGAAAACCAGAGATGCCCTGCGAAGAATTCAGGAAAGCGGACTGGAAGATCTGCTTCGCACCTGCACATTTTCCAACTTTGAAGCGGAACAACCCTTTCAGGAACGGATGAAACAATGTGCCCTGGATTTTTTGAGCGAGCGGCAGGCATGGTTTTTTGTCGGCGGTCAGAGCGGCTGCGGAAAGACTCATATCTGCACGGCATTGGTTGGCGGTTTTATCAAGCTGGGGCTTTCCGTCCGCTATCTGGTCTGGCAGGAAGACGCTGCCCGACTGAAAACAGCCATTATGGACGGCAGCTATGCTACGGAACTGCTGCCCTACAAAGAAGCAGATGTGTTGTATTTGGATGATTTGTTTAAGACGAAGAGCGGCTTTTTGCAGGATGTCAGCAATGCAGATGTCAAACTGGCATTTGAACTGCTGGACTATCGCTGCCGGAACCGAATGCTGACCATCTTATCTACGGAATGGACAACTGCCCAGCTGGTCGAAGTGGATGAAGCCCTTGCCGGAAGAATCATCCGCATGGCACGGGGCTATACCATTTGTGTGAAAAAAGACCGGAACAAAAACTACCGGCTGAAAGGGGCGGACGGATGAGCGAACGAGATTCCGTGCAAAAGATTTATGGCATTGCCGCTGTGCTGGGCATGGTGGAATCCGGAAACCATGAAGATGCTCTGCATCAGCTGGTGTACGGGATGACAGGAAAAGATTCCGTCCGGTCACTGTCTGAAGCAGAACGAAAATCGGTAGCAGCAGAATTGCGAAAACGGCTGCGAAAAGAATACCCGAGCTACCATCCGTCCAAAGAAGAATTTGCCGGAAAGATGACTGCCCGACAGAAAAGCAAGGCATGGGCGTTGCTGTATGAACTGGAACGAATTACTCCTTCTCCGGTCAGCATTCAGGAACGAATGGCAGGCGTTGTGCAGAAGGGACTGCAAATTACAGCCTCCGCCGCAGATCCTCTGCGATGGGTTTCTCTGGCGGATGGGTCGAGATTGATTGAGCAGCTGAAACGCTATGTGCAGCATGCCAAAAAAGGCGGCGATGCCGAATGAATCTGGATCAGCTGATATTGGAACAGCTACATGGCAATCAGAGAGAACTTGCCGAAACCATCGGAATCGAAGCATACAAACGGCTGGTATTGAAGTATGGCGGCGGAAACATCTACATCTGCAAACCGGACACCCTGCTGCAGCCCCTGCGGGATGATGCCATTTATCATCATTTTACCGGCGACAATTACCGGGAACTTGCCCTTGCCTATCATCTGACAGAAAAAACAGTACGGGACATCATTGACCGACAAAATGCAGCCAATATGAGCGGTCAGATGTCCCTTTTGCAGGAAGAGTTTTGAAGAAATAGGTGAATCTGTCGCCCAACTATACAAGAATCTAAAAAATGTGTTATGCTGGAACAAACAGGATAACACATTTTTTTATGGAAGGAGGGCGTTTGCAATTGACACAGGAGATTATCCTCTTCATTATCACAACCGTGATTACAGCAGTTCTGGGTGTGATTGGATATTTTCTAAAACGCACAATGGACAGGAACGACAAGAACGAAGCAGCTGTGCAGGAACTGCGGGATAATCTGCTGACATTATCGGATAAATATGCCACAAAGGCAGAGATTCGGGAAATCAAAGCGTCCATGGAAAAGCTGTCGGAGAACATCGACTATATCAAGGAACACACAACGAAAAATGAGGATTTTATCCGAACTATGGCAAGACTGGAAAGCAAAATCGACCATTACTGCAGCAGATAGGAGGCGGAACGATGGAACAGACAGAAATGCTGCGGCGGATGCAGCAAAAAACATTTTTCAAGAATAACGGCATGGTGCTGAAGGCAGTCAATCTGCTGCGGGACAAATATGTATCGCTGTCCGATGTCTGTTATGCCCTGCACCCCAGCATGAACGAAGCAGAATTTCGGGATGCGGTGAACTACTTGACGGAATCCGGATACATCCGCCTGCGGAAAGCAGGCAGCAAGGAATCGTCCACATTGGCGGATACAGAAATGCAGGAACTGGAAGCCAAGGTAACAGCGGAAGGCATTCAAATCATCGCCTGTGTGCGGACAGATGTCTGCATTGACGTGTAAGGCGGTGCAGAATGGGTAAACGAAGGAAGCATTCTAAAATTGACCAGCTGGAACCGGCAGTGAAAGAAACTGTGGATGAAATGATTAAAACCGGGGCGTATTACCGGGAGATTGTAGCATATATCCAGTCGCACGGTGTCAGCATCTCACTGGCAGCAGTCGGAAAGTATGCAAAGAATTTAATGAGCACACTGGACGCTCTGCGGCTGAGTCAGGAAAATTTCCGGGCAATCATGGAAGAAACTGATCGGTATCCGGATTTGGACATGACGGACGGCATTCTCCGGCTGCTGTGCAATCAGATGCTGGATGCCATCAACAATCTGCCGGAAGAACGGTTGCAGGAAGTGGATTTTGATACACTTTCCAAAAATGCAGTTGCCCTGACCCGTGCGGTTGCATACAAGAAAAATGTAGATGTCAAAACACGGGATGCACTGGAAAACGGAGCGGAACAGTTCCGGGATTTGATTTTTGAAGCAATGGCAGCAGAACGACCGGATTTATATCAGGAAGTGCGGCGGTTCATGAAGGACAAGCAGAAGGAGGACAAGGCATGAGTATGTATGTGATTCGGGTAAAACCCGGAATGGATTGCGAAGTAGCAGCCAGCCTGCGAAAGCGAGGATACTTTATCCGCTGTCCGCAGCGAACCCTGTCCATCCGGAAAGACGGCACCTGGACAGACCGGACAGAACCGATTTTTTCCGGATATTTGTTTTTAGAATCTCCAGAGCCTTTGCGGTCAGAGTCCTATTATGACATCTGTCAGGCAGACGGTGTGCTGTATTTTTTAAAGCAGGGCAGCCGACCAGCTTCTCTGTCCAGCCGGGAAGAAGTATATATTCGCTTACTCTGGAACAAGGGCTTTCCGATTTCTGCCTCTCGTGTCTTTGTGACCGCAAGCGGAGATTGTATGATTCTTTCCGGCATGCTGCGGCAATATGAAGGACAGATTCAGAGCATACAGCTGCGGCAGCGGCGAGCGAAAGTTGCCATTCCCATTCTTGGAAAGACCTATTCCGTCACATTGCCAGTAATCGGAATTTAAACCTTTACAGAAAAAATTTGCCTACGTCTGCACGGCGGTAGATTCGTCCCGCCGGAACGGCGTTTGCAACAAAAATCAGAACGGATTTTACAGCAACATCCGAATGGCGGAGCCTGCCCGGAGAAAAGAGCGTTTAAAAGGTGTTTAAACGCCTGTAGAATCGTTTAAGAAATTCCACCCGAAACAGATTCCACAAAAACAGAAAACGGCATACAGGGGCAATTCTGCCCCTCATTTTTTTAGAAGGAGGAACTGTCCATGAACAGAAAAAAGAATAGTATTCGCATCCTGGCATCCGGCATGGAACAGTTTGAAGCAAACCAGCAGCAGGCAGACTTTTCCACGCTGGAAACGTTTCTCACTGCCTACCTCAATACACCGGGACGCAAACAGCGAAAACAGCTGGCGGAAGAATTTCAGAAGCGACACTTGGAACTGCATCAATTTTTGAAGAGCCATCCGGAATTGCTGACCGCAGAAACGGAATTGCAGGCAATGATCACCGGAGAACAGAATGAAACGGGTTCCAAGCAGATCTCCAACTTGCTGGAAAAGCTGGAGGAGGGACTGTCATGATCTTTCAGGACTTTTCTCCCAAGCAGCGGCAAGCAATGCTCTGGTGGGCGATGCCGGAGAGCAAGCAGTATGATGCCATTGTCTGTGACGGTTCGGTGCGTTCCGGCAAAACAATGGCAATGAGCATTGGATTTTTGATCTGGAGCATGCGGAATTTTGACCGGGAATCCTTTGCCTTCTGCGGAAAGACCATTGACAGCTTGAAACGAAACGTCATTCAGCCCCTGCAAAAATGGATGGAGGGCATTGTACAGCCGAAAATCAATTTATCCAAAAACTACATGGATGTGCAGTGGCTGGGACATGAAAACCGCTATTATTTTTTCGGCGGTAAGGACGAAAGCAGTTATACGCTGATTCAGGGCATCACTCTGGCAGGTGTGCTGCTGGATGAAGCCGCCTTGATGCCGCAATCTTTTGTGGATCAGGCAGTTGCCCGTTGTTCTGTCACGGATTCCCGGCTCTGGTTCAACTGCAATCCGGACGGCAGCGAAGAACATTGGTTTTTTCAGAACTGGGTTGGCGGAGAAGCTGCATCTGGGAAAAATCGGCTGCACCTGCATTTTACCATGGAGGACAATTATGCACTGTCCGATGCTGTCCGGCAGCGATACGAACGAATGTATACCGGTGTATTCTATGAGCGGTATATTCTGGGGCTTTGGCGAATGGCAGAAGGTCTGGTGTATCCGATGTTCGACCGCAGCAGGCATGTGGTTCCGGATTGCATGCCACCTGCCGGAACGGGAACATTTTGGGTTTCCTGCGACTATGGTACCCGAAATCCGACGTCCATTGGTCTGTGGCATCTGACTTCGAACGGCAATGCAACAAGATTGCGGGAGTACTATTATGATGGACGGAAACAAAATCCCCGAACGGATGAAGAGCATTACACAGCGTTGGAGCAGCTGGTCGGAACACTCTATCCATTTGTGCGGGCAGTCATTATTGACCCGTCCGCTGCTTCTTTTATGGAATGCGTTCGGCGGCACGGAAAATTCCGGGTTTACAAGGCAAATAATTCTGTTTTGGACGGTATCCGGGATGTTGGCACGCTGCTTGCTTTAGACCGTCTGCACATTTGTGCCGGATGCAAAGACATCATCCGGGAATTTGGGCAGTACCGATGGGACGGAAAATCCAAGGGACAGGATCAGGTTATCAAAGAATATGACCATGCCATGGATGATATGCGGTATTTTGTGCGGACAGCGATGAAGCACACCCTGAAAGAATTACGGCGGAGGTGATGAAATGATTGATATGAATGGAATTGCCGCTGCGATTGGCGTACCATGTACCGTCAGCGGCGTTATGCAGGAACATTTGCAGCTCTGGGAAACGCTTTACTGCAATCAGGCAGCCTGGGTGAATCAGAGAGTACGTTCCCTGCAAATTCCTGCGGTCGTATCCAGAGAATTGAAACGGCTGACACTGACAGAGTTTGATTTGACTGCAGCAGATTCCCGGTTGCAAGAGATTTTGCAGCGATTTTTACCCAAACTGCGGCAGAAACTGGATTATGGCATTGCCTCCGGCGGACTGCTGATGAAACCTTGCTATGCGGCAGGAGGAATTTTTGTAGATCTGGTACCGCAGGGGCGGTATTTACCCATCCAGTATACCGATGACCAGTGTACAGCAATTGCTTGCACAGAGTATGCAGTGATGGAAAAGAACTGCTATACCCGCATCGAAATCCATACCTATGAAAACGGAAGTCATACTGTAGAGAATCGCTGTTTCCGGTCGCCAATGGTTGGCGTGCTGGGAACACCCTGTAGTCTATTGGAAGTTCCGCAGTGGGCATCCCTTTTGGAATCCATCACATTTCCAGCAGAACAGCCATTGTTTGCAGTATTTCAGATGCCGGACACCAATAATATTGATTTAGACTGTCCGCTGGGAGTATCCGCTTTTTCAGATGCGGTTGGATTTATCCGGGATGCAGACGAACAATGGGAGCGGATTCTTTGGGAATTAGAATCGTCCGAACGGGCAATTGATGCCAGTGAGGATTTATTCCGGTTTAACCCGGAAACCAATCAACCAGTACTGCCAAAGGGACGGGAGCGGATGTATCATTGCTTGGAAGCGACCGGAGAGGGCGGAAAAACCATCTACAATACCTTTTCCCCAGAGGTGCGGGACAATTCGTATTTTCATGCCCTCAACCAGATATTCCGGCAAATCGAGAATACGACCGGGCTGAGTTATGGAACAATTTCCGAGGTTTCGGACGTTGAAAAAACGGCAGAGGAAGTCAAAAGCAGCAAGCAGCGTTCCTTTGTGCGAGTGTGTGACATCCAGAAAAATTTGCAGACTGCTCTGGAACAGCTGGCAGCAGCGGTGTTGACTTATGACCGCCTGCTCTTCCAAAATTCCAATACCGATGCAACGATTACCTGTCAATTTGGGGATGGCGTGCTGGAGGACACAGAAAAGGAGTTCAACCGACAGCTTGCCATGGTACAGGCACGAGTATTGAAACCGGAACAGTTGCTGCAATATCATTTCCAATGCACGGAGGAAGAAGCCCGAAATCTGCTGCCCGAACAGCAGGATGCAGGCGGTTTGTTTGACGGCGGTGCATTTTAATGCGGCAGCAATACGAACCATCTGCTGACCGCATCATTGCTCTATATCAGCAATTAGAGGACGATATTTTGTCAGCGGTCATCCGCAGAATCCTGAAAATGGGGTATGTTTCGGAAGCGTCCAAACATCAGCTGGAAGTCTTACAGGCTGCCGGCTTATTGTATGATGACATCGTGCAGCTGATTGCCGACCGCACAGATGCATGCACAGCACAGGTCAAAGCGTTGTTCGAGGATGCAGGCGTGCAAACGGTCGAGATTGGCAACAGCCTGCACGAAGCTGCCGGAGCGTTGCCCATTGACATCCGGCAGGACAGCAGCACCCGACAAGTGCTGGAAGCCGGATACAAAAAGACACTTGGCACGATGCGGAATCTGGTCAGCACAACTGCAACGCAGACACAGACCGCATTTATTCAGACCTGCGACCGGATATATATGCAGGTATCTTCCGGAGCGTTCAGCTATCAGGAAGCCATTATGAACGCTCTGCGAGCCTTAGCGGATACAGGAGCAGAAGTTGTTTATCCAACCAAACACAAAGACCGCATGGATGTTGCTGTTCGGCGGTGTGTGTTGACGGGTGTCAGTCAGACAGCGGCAGCGGTTTCTTTACGACAAGCAGAAGATGCAGGCTGTTATCTCATGGAAATCACTGCCCACAGCGGTGCAAGACCTGACCATGCAGAATGGCAGGGGCAGCTTGTTACAATAACCGGAAAAGATGCCGGAAAAATCATTGACGGGCTGCGAGTTTTTACCCTCTCTGAAATCGGTTACGGCAACGGCAAAGGGTTCAAAGGTTGGAACTGCCGCCACAACTGGCATGCTTATTATCCAGGGTTCAGCACACCGAATTACACGCAAGAGGAACTGAAAAAGCTGGATGAACCTTGTATTTCGTACAACGGAAAATTGTACACGGAATATGAAGTCAGTCAGATGCAGCGAGCACAGGAACGAAGAGTGCGTGCTTGGAAGCGGCGTTGCATCACTGCACAGGAAGGCGTGAACAGTGCCACAGATGAAGCGACCAGAGCGACAGCACAAGCAGAATTTGACCGGTCAGCACGTTACCTGAAAAACAATGAAGCAAAGCTGAAAGACTTTTGCAGGCAAACCGGACAAGACCGTGACCGGTTCCGGGAACAGGTTCTTGGATTCAATCGGTCAACGGCACAAAAGGCAGTGCATGCTGCAAAGAAAAGTGGGTTGACTTCTGGCGGCAAGGATGGTATAATAAAGGCAGGTGGAAAAATTACAGATAAAAACTTCATGAAAACTCTTGAATACGATGAACAAGCTAAAAATTTCTATAAAAAATGTTGCGAAAACGATTCAGATATAGAGTTTATCACGAAAAATACGGATTTCACCTATGATGAAATAAAAAGCATAAAATCACATATGATGATTGAAGAGCATCTGTTTAAAGATGGAAGTATTCGGAAATTTGACCCGTCGATAGACCAAGCTTTGGCATGGCAGCGGTTAATAAATGGAACCGACATTCGTGAAACAGATATTTTATTGCTTAATCATGAATTAAGAGAACTTCTGTATATGAAAGAAACTGGATGTGCGTATGAAACAGCACATGCATATTCAGAATTAAAATACGACTGGCAATCGGCTATAGATGCGATTGTGGATTATGATGAATTGAAATGAGTGATAAATAATGATGACATTTATGAGACTTTTGTATATAAAAGATGGTTTCGTGTGTTATGAGTACGGAAGAAATGATGAAATCATGATTGGAAAGATTACTACTGAAATAGAAAATGTCAAAAATACAATTTTTGACTATTACAAAAACAGTGGGCAAAATGGTTTTTGTTCTTCTACAGGTAATGCCATCACCATGATTCAAAAATTCATAAAGGAAAATAATTTTCCAAAAACATACACATACGCTTGCTGATAAAAAGGAGCAGAAATGAATAATTTTACAATCATATACAAGATACTAAAAGCGTTAGAAGCGGCTATGGATTCAGACACTTTCGATGAAACCGCAATTTCTCCAGAACGATTGAAAATCTCAGAAAACAGAAGAAATAAACTGCTGATTCAATTACATAAAGCTGGATATATCGAAAATCTTTATATAAAAACGTATGTTGACGAAGATTTTCCATCCGTTACAGTGTTGCCAAAAACAACAATCACAATAAAAGGGCTGGAATATCTGGAGGAAAATTCTTTAATGAAGAAAGCAACAAAGATTATAAAAGAAGCAAAGGGATTTATTTCATAAAAACAGTTGACTAAAGCATCTCAATGAGGTGCTTTTTTCATACTTAAATATCAGTTAAGTAGCTTTTAAACAGCGTTGGAAAGGAAGAAATTTGATGAAAAAGAAATGGATTGCGGTTCTGGCTGGACTTGCTTGCTGTGCGGTTGCCTTTACAGGTTGTACATCTGTTGAATCCGGAACCGTAATCAATAGACGACATCAAGACGCCTATGATAGTACTTATTATCATAGAATTGGAAGATTCATGGTTCCAGATACAATTCACCACGAAGAAAAATACCAGTTGGAATTGCAAGACACCATAGACGGAAAAGTGAAAACAGATTGGATTACAGTGCCGAAAGAAACCTACAATCAGTATCAAATTTCCGACCAATATCCATAACGTCGCTGCATGCCCTGAGGAGGAATTACAATGGCAGAATATGACGGACTTACAACCGAAGAAATCTCTGCAATGCGAAAAGACACAGAAAGAGATAGGCACAGAGTGGGAAGCTTGCCTATTTGGACAAGCAAGACAAAGTTGGGATACACGCCTATTTTTATTGGCAAGAGTGGTGCCGTGTATGTCGGTGGTGTAAAGCTGGAGGGTGTACGATTTATCGAAAACACGTGCGAAACACACGGCATCAATACACTTTGCATGGTGTTTGATACAGATAGGGTGGTCGATATGCGGGAAAAGGCACGAGCGACTTTGCTTGAACCTGATACCATCGAACTGAAAGAGGTGCTCAATCGTGTATTCAGATGAAGAAGAAACAGTATATGAACGTCATTACATTGATGAGGAAAAGACAAGGAAAGATTTTGTCAAAAGAAGTGCTGTAATAAAAAGCGAAATGCTTAATGATATTATCACTCTGTATGATGGCGTGCCGGAAGTAGGGACACCACTACCAAAGCAAGAAACGCCGTGGGACATGACGACCAAAGAACGAAAAAGGGCAAAGCTACAAGCAATCCTCTGTGGCATTGTTGCAGGTATTGCAATGTTGGTTGTGATTGCAATGATTTTGCAGAGCAAAGCCGTAATCTAAACTTAACCAGCACCCATTCGGGTGCTACTTTGCTGCTGTAGCTCAGTTGGTAGAGCAGAAGACTGAAAATCTTCGTGTCGCAGGTTCGATTCCTGCCGGCAGCACCAAAAAGCATCGGGAAACCGGTGCTATTTTTATACCAAAAATTCGGAAAGGAGTAGCATATGACCATTGAAATCACAGGCACACAGGAAGAAGTAACCGCATTTCTTCACAGCATGGGCGAGACCTACATTGCATTAGAAGAAATGCAGGAACAGGAGGAAACACATGATTGACCAGAAGTTTTTAGAAAGCCTTGGTGTTACAGATGAAAGTGCGGTGCAGAAGATTACCGAAACTTACACCGTTGACATCAAGGCAGAACAGGACGCTGCGGCAACCGCCAAAACACAGCTGGATGAAGCCAACAAGACCATCCAATCTTACAAGGATATGGACATTGATGGCATCCAGCAGTCCGCAGCCGATTGGCAAAAAAAGTATGAGCAGGCAAAGGCAGACCGCAAAGCAAAGGATTACAGCGACCGCCTGGATCAGTTTGTCCAGCAGCAGGGCATGACAAATGCCGTGTATGCAGACTATTTAAAACGGCAGCTGCTGGATAAAAAGCTGCAGTTTGATGACAAGGGTGAGCTGATCGGCGGAACAGAGGCGGTGCAGGATTTGAGAAAGACCTGTCCGGATGCATTTTTGCTGAATCCAAATCATCCGGCGGTTGCCCCGACATCACACAGCACACCGCAGGCAATGGATGGTGTCGAGTCTGCCTTTTACGCTATGAACCCAAATTTGAAACACAACTAATGGAGGAATTTACTTATGGCACATGCTTTACAGGAACGATACTCGAAGCTGGTAGACGAAAAGCTACGTGCGACACTCGTCACCAAGGACAATCTCATTTTTAACAACCGCTACGAAGGCGACCCGAAAGCCGGTATGGTAAAGGTGCCGGTACGGGATACTGAGGTGGAAGTAAAAAAATATGACCGGCAGAATGGTGTAGATATTTCTGCTGGTTCTACAACCTATTTCAATTTGCCGATTGACAATGACGAAGCGGTTAATGAAATGATTGACGGTTTTGAAGCAGCTGCTGTGCCGGATGGCATCAAGGCGGAACGGCTGGACAGTGCTGGTTACTCTCTGGGGCTGTCTATGGATACGAAATCTATCCGGGCACTGGAAGAAACAACTGGTATCACCATTGCAACCACGAAGACTGCCTGCACCGACAGTACCGCATACAAGGCAGTTTTGGCTGCGAAACGGACACAGTCCCGAATGGGCGTTCCGAACGATGGACGACGTTGGCTGATTGCTTCCCCAGAATTCATGGAAGTCCTGCTGTCTGATGACCATTACATCCGGCAGGGGGACTTGTCCCAGGAACTGGTACAGTCCGGGGTGGTTGGCAGAATCGCAGGGTATAACGTTTTTGAATCTAACAACACGATGTTCGAGGATACTACGATTGTCGGCGGCAAGAAGACCACTACAGAATTCATTTGCGGTCACCCGAACTGGTGCCACCGGGTGCAGGAATGGTCTGTTCCAGTTGCCATCAACAATCTGACAAACAAGTACATCGGATCTTCTGCCGTACAGGGCAGAAAAGTCTATGGCATCGGCATTTCCAAGCCGAAGACCGTCTATGTTAAGCGAACCGAGGTATAAGGATGGCAGTCTATGCAGATTTTCCCTATTACCAAGACTTTTACTGTGGCATATCTATTACAGATGCGGCAGCATTTCGCACGGCTGTCGCCCGTGCATCTGACTATATCGACAATGTGACCTTCGGGCGGCTTACCGGCAGCGTGCCGGAACCGTTTGCGGAGCAGGTTAAAAAATGTGCGTGTGCGTTGGCGGAGGTGTTTGAACTACAGCGGCAGGTGTATGCCAGCACTGACGGCAGCGGTGCAAAAAAGTCCGAAACGCAGCACAATTACAGCGTAACATACAGCACGCCGACAGAAACGCTGACGGCTCTGCTGAGCGGTAAGAGCGTTGCAGATTATCTGTACAGCATTTGTCTGCGGTATTTAGGACGCACAGGGCTGATGTATCGGGGGTGTGATTGATGTTTACGAACTGCGATGCGATTACAATTTATCATCCAGAGGGGGCGGTCAATCACCAATGTCATTAACTTAACATCTAGCCAAGCGAGCTAAAATCTGCTAAAATAAAGAAGGGTGAAGATAATGAAAGCA